GTGAGTTTTGTGGATTCAAAGCAGAAGACAAATGCCAATTAGATATAGTTTTTAAAGACGGTAATAAAAAGAATAAGAAAGAAAGCAATCTTAAAACACTATGTGCTAATTGTAGTAGATTGTATCAAAAAAGATTAAAGAAAGGTCGTAAGTCAGTAATGAATATGACTGTTGATGCTGACATTCGTATAGCATAAAAAAGAAAGGGCGCACAAGGCGCCCAGTCTTTTGAACAACAATCCAATTATTATTGGAAAGTTAGGTTCTGTACAGCGATCTCACCAACGTAGTCTGCTGCGTTGCCGAAGCTGCTTGCAGTGTTAGTTAATTCGATGTAACCATAACGAGTCATAAATGACACGACTGGTTCGAATGTTGATGGATCTAGAACAACGCCACTGCTCATTAATGGAATATATGGGCAGTAGAATGCTGCTGCGTCAGTCTCACTTGAGCCCTTATAACCAACCAATACTGGCTGAGTATCTGGAGCATATGAGTTGACGAATACGCGCATTGCGCCATTCAATGTACCAACGAACTTAGTGTTTGTTGGTGCTTCAAATGTACCTTCAGTTGTTCTTGCGAATGCTGAAGTTGTTGCTGACTGTAGAACAGTTAGTGATGCTGGTGATACAACTGCCCAGTTACCTGCACCGCGACGAGTGCGCTGTGCAATCAAGTTTGCAACGCGGTTGATTAGAACTGCTAGAGCAGCATGTTCGTCACCGACGTATGTTGCAGTACCTGATACTGTTGCTTGGTTGTATGTGAACTCAGTTGAAGCAAGAGTTGCTAGTGACAACAAGATTTCTTGATCGATTTCAGCAGTGATTTCTTGAGCAAGTGCTGCCATGATTTCTGCTTCAACGTCAATACCGTGTTGTGACTGTGCATCTTGTGCTGCTTCAAATGTCCAACGTGCTTGCAACTTACGTGATTTGGCTTCAACAGCCTGACGTAAGATTTGTACGCTGATCTGCTTACCGCCGTTACCTTCTAATGCCGCAGTATCATTACCTGTGTAGTAACTTGATGATGTTGCATTTTGTGGTGAACGTGAATATGCCTGAGCAATTTTGAATGGGCTCAATGCTTCTTCACCAGCAGTTACAGATGTCTGTGCTGCTGAGTTGTCAGTCAATGACTGAGCGTAACGCACACGCAATGTGTGGATCTGACCAACTGGACCAGTCATTGGCTGAACGCCGACTAGTTCGTTAGCGATAACAGTTGGCATAACACGACGGATAACCGGTAGAATTACTAAGAGTTGCGATGTTACCTGCAGTTGTAGTACCGGCTGAAGATTCAGCAAGCAACTGTTTCTTGGTGTTCTCTAAAATAACACCCATTGTTGAGCGGCGAGTTCCTTTCAAGCCTTCTAGTAGGGCTTCCTTGGTCTCGTCCCAACGGCTTTCTAAGAGTACTTTTGACATTTTAATTATCTCCTAATTATGTCTTACTTAAGCCCTGCCAGACGCTTGAGATCAATAACGTGTCCGTTATCTTCCTCAACTTCTTTTTTGGCAGTTTCTTTATCACCAGTCACTTCTTTGATAACACTTTCTGTTAAAGTAGTTTTAGCGCCTGCTTTAACTGTTCCAGTGTTAAGAACTGCTGGTAAATATTTTGCGAAAGCATCCTGCAATTTTGGTGTTTGGACACTTTCTAGTAAAGCCTTCATTACTTCTTTCTTCTCTTTGTTTAATGGGGCTAGGAGTTCATCCATTGCCTTTTCACGCTGAGTTGATTCTTTAATGATGCGAGCTTCACGATCCTTTATTTCGGCAACTTGAACTGCTTGTTCAGCAATCTGTTTTGCCTTAGCAAGTGCTTCATCTTTTGATTTAATTGCTGACATTAACTTGCGAGCCTCAGCCTTATCGTTTAGATAAGTTACTGAATATTCGCTAGCAAATGCTTCAAACAATTTACGTCCAAAGTTGTTTTCACGAGCTAGTTTTATATCTTCTTTGAGTTGTGATAATTCACCCTTCAATTGAGATGTAACTGCATTGCCGACTTTTTTAGCACTTTCAGCAATGAATTTTGCTTTAAGTTCTTCAAGTTTTTCACGGCCTTCAGCAATTAGTTTTACACGTGCCTCAACAACAGCCTTCTTGTCTTGTGCAAACTCTTTAATTTCATTAGCAAGAGCATGAACAATAAACTTTTCTAGCTTTTGTTGATTTTCCATTTGTGCTTTACGATCACTGCGCAATTCTTTAATTTCTTCTGCTAATTTTGTTACCATAAAGTCATTAAATTTAGTTGCGTGTTCACCTAAAGCCACTCTAGTAGCAACACGATCTGCCGCTAATTGCTTCTTTTCCTCATGAAATTCTTTAATTTCTTGAGATAGATTTTCAGTTAACATCTTATCTAGGGCTTCTACCATCACACTACGATCATGTTCGTAACGTTGTGCAAACTCTTCTCTGAGTTCACCACGTACTTGATCGCGGGCTTCAGTCAACTTAGATTCCCACAACTTATTAAGTTCGTTGCCGACATCTTCGTTGATTAGACCACTCTCTAGTAATGGTTTGATAGCATCTAACATGCTCATATCCCCTATTATTTAATTTTCAATTCCTTGATGAGACGCTTTACTTCCTCACCTAAGAAATTTTGTACCTTTTTGTTGCCCCTTGCGTCCCTAGCGATTTCTAAAACTTTATGACCATGCTTCATATTCATGAGGCTTTCATATATTGCTTTAGGATATGCGTTAGGTGCGCTTGGTTGTGCAACGATATCAACAGTGATTATTTCAAAATCACTTACCTTGCCGTCCATGTCGCTTACATTACCTGATCCACGACTTGAAACGCCTAGTTTCACACCACTTTCCAACATAGTCTTTACTAATTGACCCATTGGAGTTGGTAAAATCTTTAGTTTGCCGAAACCGTTTGCGCCATCCATCCACATGTTTGTGATCATATGGCTAACACGGTCTAGATTAATCTTAAGGTCATCTGGGTGATCGACTTCACCTAATACAGAATAACCTTCTTGAATTTGTGTGTTTAACGTATTGACAGCAGTTTCAATTTCAGAAACGGGGTAAACACGCTCATTTGCGTTCTTTACCCCACCCTGAATAAAGATGCCCTTCATGTAGAGGGTCTTTAATTCATCGTTGCCTTCCTTTACGGATTCAACGATCATGTTTGCTCTATCAAACGTTAAGTGTTCCCTGAGATACAAAGCCATTTGTCTCCAAGTTACTCTTAATTAGCCTTTAGCCACTGGGCTTTTGGCATTTGCACCGTCATCACCATGTTTTGGTTTTGGTGCATTTTCTAACTTAGCGCCTTTACCGCCTGGTGCATTCTTGAATTTGCCTGCACCTGGTAAATCGCCTTCCTTCTTGCTGTATTCGTTAGAAGGACCTTTTGGACTATTTGGAACTGATTCATCACCGCCCTGATCAAACTTTACTGGCTTTACGCCGTTTGCTTTGACTTTAGGTTCATGTAATGCGGGGCTCTTAGTATATGCTCCGTTATCACCGTGAGTTACAGATACTTTTTGTAACTGTACGGCTTCCATCATTGGATCTTCTTCATCACCCATGTCGTCCATGCCTTCTTCATCTGATTCGCCTTTTAGAACGGCTTCAAGATGTGCAACGATATCTGCTAATTCGTCCTTAACTTCTGCAACTTCTCCTGCATCAATGTCGCCTGCTGGTTCTTCTACTTCTTCTTCTGAAGCTTCAAAATCAATATCTTCTGCTTCTTCTTCATTCATTCCTGTTTCTTCAACATCAATCTCGTCCATCAAATCAGCGACTTGACCGTGCATTTGACCGCCTTCATCCATCATTTCTTCATCCATGATTGATTCATAGATTTCGCGTGATTTCTCAACTACGATTTCGTGGAATAATTCGCGGGCTTTTTCTTCTTGCTCATTGATAATAAGATCAATAAGCTGTTCATATTTCTTGTTTTCCATTTGTATTTCTCCTGGATAATAATGGCTTTGTAGAATTATTTAGTGTCTACATACAAAAAGTGTTCAATAAGTGCGATTTTTTTGCGTTTTTGGTGTATTAACCAGTTGGTTGCTGTGGTTGGGCTGGTATTCCGTATTGTTCTTTTACTTTTTTAAGATATTCTTTTTTCTCAAAATTT